GTAAGCAGTGCCGCCAAATACATGGTCAAGCACCTTGTCTTCTAAGTAGTCTGAAAAGCTCATCCTAATCCTCTAACCTTCAAAGTAAGTCCGGAACCTGAGTTCATGGCGTCCTCGCCAGATTCATTAACACGCTTTACTGCGGCGGCATACAGTTGCGCCCACACCCCAACGCGCTCATCTTCAGCAAGGTATGGCGCTGAGTGCATCAAGGAGCCATACAGGTATACGTCTGGGTGATCAGTCAGCAACCAGTTTGTCGCGTTGCTTGCCGACAGCGCAGGCACTTTCTGGTAATAGTAAAGCTCCACCTCGTAGGTGGCGTCAGCAGTTGGGTAAACCTCAAAGGCCCGCTCTACATGGCAGTAATACTTAGGGTGACCAGTCGTGTCCTCAGCCCCCTGCCGCTTGTCCGCCATAGCCGCCGCAGAGAGCAACTTTAGGTTGGTTGTGCCTGACCCAGTAACGTGAAACCGAATCGTCTCCATCCAGTCGCTAGGCCGATCCAGATACTGTCCGGAGAGTTCAGCCGTTGCCCTATTCTCCATCTCGTAATGGCGAATCTCACGATTGATAGACGCCTCTGCCATCGTAATGAAGTCAGGTATCACCGTGGTCAGGTCATCGCGGTTCAGAAAGTCCGCGATAGACGCTTTCAACTCTGTAAAGTTCGACAATGCCATTTACTTTTTCTTCCGCTTTTTTGCAGTCTTAGCTGATTGCTTGAACGCCTTGGCAGTAGGAGCGCCCTTGTCTCCAGCCTTCCGCATTTTCTCGCCGGAGCCAGCCTTGATGCGCTTCCGCTTGGCTTGAATGTTTGCGTACAATCCTTTTTTACTTGCCACGCTTCTTATCCTTCTTTCCCTTGGCCTTGGCTTTAGCGGCGGCTTTGTAGCCCGCCTTAGTGTATGGGTACTTCTTGCCGCCTACCTTTGGCATCACTTGCTCCTTGACTTAGTACCAGAACATTTCCACCGCTTACGGGACAACCGCAGCGGCGAATTTGGATCTTTTGCAGCCTTCGGGTGGCTCTTCATCTGACCCGCTGACCGGGCGCAGTATGAGTTGCCCTTCTTAGTCCCGGGCTTAACCTTCGCGCCCTTCTGACCGTAGCTGACCTTCTTACCGGACGCAGTACGCTTGGCCTTTGCCTTGCCTTTCGCTGGCTTCATCTTTGACCCCGTATTATACCTGTTACCGCTGCCTTTCTATATATGACATCAGCCCATCAAGCCATTGCTGATCGGGAACGATGTAGCCGTCTTTGCGCTTATTCATGGCGTCAATGGCCTCAGTGTGAGTGAATGGTCTAGGGACGCTTCCACCCGTCATCCTCTGTCTCGCAGCTTGGTAGTAATCAGGGAACATCACCGAAAACGGCACTGGCTGCTCCAGTGACCCAAAATAACTACCCGGCATCACAGTGTCATATGACTGATGCCTGCTGCTCGGAAAGACGTCACGAGACACATCTGGTAAAAGCATTGTGAATCCAGACTCACCAAGTTCTGCTTGGCGCAATGCGGGGAGCGTAGACGCCTCAAGCACCTGCCCATAGGACGGGAAGCCTCTGTCTCTATATTTCGCCATTCCCATTAGGGTGGTGAGCTTGGTGCGGCGCTTACCCTCGTTAGGAAAGTCGCCTCGACCGAGAATCCAATCCATTGCGTCTGGACTGTCCAGCCCGGGCCAATCTTTGTATGTCGCCTTGAGGTCTTTATCAAACGCTATCTTGTCTTTCTTAGGTATGTTGATGTTCTTTGTCTGCAAAAACATCACCTCTGCTGGCGGCGTTGAAAAGTTTACTGATTCCAACCCCATCGTGTTGTAAATACCTATTGGCTGCCTGCCTGTCTCGTCAGCAATTCTCTTGAACTTGTCGTGCTGGGATTGGGCTACTGCAAGGTTTGATTGCCAAGCCTCTGGGTTCGCTTGCGGGTATTGAGCGCCACCTTGAACGGGAACCGACCTGCTGGTTGGCACTCCGCCCACCATATCTATTAGTCCGATGAATGATCTGTCTCCACGCACTGGTGCTAATGCGTAATCACCAGATGCTAGCACCTCCGGACTAATGTATGTTTGCGGAAACTCTTGAACCTCTCTGACAGTCTCCCCTTGGTTGGCTATAGCAATCGCCTCCCTGTCAGCAAACCCCTTGCTACTACCCATGGCCTTATCGTAGCTTGTCTCAGCCCTTTTGATCTGGGTTGGGTTATCAAGGTACTCTGGGCTTAGAAAGCCTAAATCTAGAAGCCTATCCTCTTTGCCTCCGCGCCGCGCTATCCCCATCAGCACAGCAGATGCAGCATCGCCCAGCACTGGAACAACGCCTGCAGCGGTCGCAGCGCCCATAAGTCCAGCGGTCTCGTAATCGCCCTTCTTCGCGGCGTCTACGGTTTCTGCAGCACCTTTCGCATCACCTATGCCGGGCAGGAAGTCCACAACCGACAGCAGCCCCTCAGCGGCCCTGTATGCGGCATACGGGTTGTCTTCATATAGGCCCATGCCTAGCAAGCCAGATGCAATCTTGTCTCGCGCAGAATCAATGAAGCCCGGCTCGTATGGCTGCAGCTGTGGCATACCCCTGCTCATCACTCTCCCGCCTTATTCCTAGCGTACTCAAGCGCCATATCAATCAGCCTGCCCGTAGGCACACGCTCACCAGTGAACGCATCAATGCCTGCTACGTTCTCGTAGTAGTCCTGTATTGAGTCCTCGGGGCGATCTGCGTAACCCTTGTACTGGTATGCCCGAGCCATTTCTTTTGCCACCTGCGGCGATATACCCTCTCTAGCAGCCCAATCGTAGCCACCAGCAAAGTTGATCGCCATATCCAGCAGTCCACGATCTACACGGGGGCCAAGCTCTGGACTCTCTCGCATGATGCGCTGCGCGACCGCCTCGGGGAATGAAATATGTTGCATGGCGTCTACGGGATTGCGCAGCACTGTCATCAGATTGTGATCGCTGATACGTTGCAACAATCCGTAGTTTTCAAAGGGGTTATCTGCCATCCCCAATTATACCATCAAGCTATGCCCTGTAGGTTACGGCGTATCGGGTCGCCCCAGTTACTGGTCTCACGGTGACCGACCGCTAGATACCGGAATGCGTCAGCACTGTGGCTTGACCAATCATGCGCCGGTCTACCCTTCCACACCCGGTTATTGTCATCGTATTCGCGGTGATAGGCCCGCAGCGCGTCCACACCGTGGCTGCACTTCTCAGCATCAAACCAGCACGTTGCCAGTAATGACCGGGACGCCTGTATCCCGTCATCTACGTTTAGCTGCGGGGCGATCTGGATGTTGCTGAGACCCAAGCTTTGCAGCGTCTCTAGCCGGGACTTGCCAGACCCTAGCTCCCGCACCCTTACGTCATGCGGCAGTATGTGCTGGTCATAGACGTATCCCTTGCTCTGCAGCACCCTAACGTAGTGGTCTAGCCCAACTCCAGATGTCTCGTAGTGGTCTATCAGACGCGTCTCAGGGCCAACCTTCTGACAGAACCAGATAGCCGTTGTATCACCTATCCCCAAGTCCCACGCCGTGATCACTGGCATCCGGGTCTCATACGGGACAGCGGTGATCCTGCCCTGTGCGTTGGCGTCACGCATCTCTAGCGAGTAGTACGCGCCCTCATGGTGGGTTAGGAATGAGCCTTCCCAGATATGATCATAGTTCTCTGGGCGCTTATCAAAGTCATTCTGGCGCACAAGCTCCAGCACCTTGGGGAAGTATGGGTTGTCGCGCCAGTTAATCTCTACGATCTTGCTACTTGCCGGGGTATCGGCCCGGAACCGCTGGTGAGTCGCTGACAGGTTGCTCTCGGGGTTCCACGATACCCATAGCTCAGAGCCTTCCTCGCGGATTGTGGGGTCCAGCTTATCCCACGCCATGCCTGACACGGTCTCAGCCTCATCTACCCAGCACAGCAGGATGCGGGCCTTAGATTTGATGCTGTCGAGATTCCTACGCAGCCCGGCAAACGTGAACTCAATGTTTCCGTCCCGGGACCGTATGTACCGCTCGCCGACCTCGTAATACTCAGCCAGCCAGTCATACGCCTTAATTGCCCCTGCAACCTCCTCAAACGAGCTATCGCCAAGGCTGTTCATGAACTCCCGGGCGCATAGGATCTGACCCGAGCGACCCTCACTGCCCCATATGTAGCCTCTGACAGCAGCCATGATTGCAAATGAGCGGCTTTTGCCAGAGCCACGACCGCCATAAGCGCAGCGATAGCGAGCCTCACCAGCAAACAACTCTACCAGCTTCGGTGGTAATTCAATCGTCGCAATATTCGTCATCTGGCAGCCGGGGAATTAACTCAATAACCGTAGGCGACATACTGCCGTCACTGGTCGTTAGATCAACCTCTGTAGCCTTCAGCTTCGGCTCAGTGTACGCAGCGATCTTGTCCCATGCGTCGATGCTGGCCTTGATATCTGCCGTCTCCCCGGTCTCTGCTATGCCATGCAGCCTAACAGCCTGCTCCGCCATACGCATGATCGGATGGAAGTCATCCCCATACATATCCTGCAGCCGGGTTAGCAGAAACTTCTTGTTGCGATTTGGTACGCCGCGCCTACTCACTTTGAGATCAACTCACTGATATCCAAAAACAATTCCGAACGCTCCGGGTGCGGAACTGACGCAGCCCACCACTCCCCTACGGCACTGCCACAGTGTATCTCGCCGTCCTGTATGTCCTTAGCGTCCATAGGGTAACTCTCAACACTACCGTCTGAGAACGCCACCATGTAAGTGCCTTCCGCATCTGGCATCTCGCCAAATTGGACCGGATACCACTGTATCGACACTAGCTGCTGCATCCCCTTTCCCCTGATAGGTGACGTAGACGATCAAATACTACTCTCTATGAGTTAAATGGCCCCTTTCGTATCTGATCTATAAACGATGCTACGCCTCACCGCCGGAGGGAGGGGCCGGAGTCCTAAATCCCTGCTCCCTATATTATCGCTCATTGTCCGGTTTCTTTAAAGCGGCAGGGCAGCGCACTATCTCAAGCGGTGGCGTGTCTGCCTCCCTTAGCGGTTTAACAGATAGGTCACTCATGATAGCCATATCCTCGCCCCATCGCTCCGCCATCTGGGTCGCAGCCTGCAGCGCGATTTTTACATCTTCATCCTGCCACGGTGAGACATACATACTAAATTTCCCAGAAATCATACGTGCCGCCCTCTAATGGCGCTGCGTACAAAAACCTGTCTGTTTTGAGGTAAAGCATTGATTGTCTGTTGCCATGCTGACCTTTCTTTGTCGACCCTACAGTCACTCGGCCCAGCTTTCTCTCTTTCCGTAACGCCACGCTTGCCAAGAAATTGTATTTCGCCAGCCGCTTATCCCCCTCCAGCCAGCTCTCATCAAAAAAGAATGAAGCATCTTCAACTGGGGACATATTACTTGGTAGCACGGGTGGCTTCGCTTTTTCGGCAAAGACTTCCTTGGTTGCATTTAACCCAGAGTTAATAGATAGCCCCAACATTAGTCGGTGACCAACTGCATCTGTTACCGCATACGCCTTATAGCTCATCGCACGACCTCCATCGGTACGCCAATCTTGACCTGCCGCAATGGTATAACTGACAGATCCCTCATGATCGCCACATCTTCTCGCCATAACTCTGACATCTGCGTGGCAACTTCGGCAGCGAGCTTAGCGTCCTTGCTTTCCCACCACTCATTCACTGTCGATTTTTTTGCCTTTCTCATAACGCAGCCTTGCCTCCATGAATGCTATGGGGTCATCCTTGTACATATCCAAAGTTGGCTCTTCCGGGTCTCCAGCGCCGTACTCCGCACGACGGATCACCTCTCTAACAGCGTGTAGGTCGTTGATCCAATCGCTAACAATATCCAGCGCCATGAGAGTGCCACCATCGAACAGATTTGTCTTAATGGTCACACTACCCTCCCCTGCGAACGTATTGGCCTTCAGACTGCCTAGCTTCTCACTCACAGTCAGCCTCCTTGTAGTCAGGCCATGCACCACTGGCTACGTTCTCGCAGTACACCTCGTGGCCTTTGACAGCCTCGACGTAGTCGCCGTCACCCATGTATCCGTATGCCAGCGTGAATATCACAATCACAGCCAGCCAAAAGTAATGCTCAGGTACTTCCCTCAATATCCTCATCATGCCCTCCGTCAGACATTTTACAGATTATTTCCCGGTAGCCCCGGGCGGCTTCCATCTGCTCTAACGACTCACTGATGAACTCAAACTGCTTGCCCATCAAGTAGCGCAGCCGCATTACCTCAACCGCCAGAGACATCTGCTCACTTGGCAGCAAAGACTTCCAGTTGTACTTGCCGCTAATGAACGTCTCAAGACGCTCATCTGTTACAGGTTCAGTCGAATGGGATGCCATGCTGCTCTATCCACCTTTGGTCTCTGTATTCTGGTGACTCTTGTAGTGTACGAAATTCTTGTACCAAGTCACGCATTAAATGCTCATCATCCTCTAGCCGGGTGATAAGCGAAAAACATAAGGCGCGGTACGCTTTGTACTTTGCCCTATAGTGTTCTGCCTCAGTCATGGGGCATGGGCCGCTTACGCGGCCTTTCCGGTTTGCTGTAGGGTGAGCAGCCTATTAAACAGAGTGTGGCACTCATTGGCCCGCGCATTGCACTTCTTCGCAGCAGCGATCCCCTCGTCACGCAAAAGTGGCTCTTCCGCTACCGTTGCCGTGGCGCGGTGGTCGTCTGCAAGCGCGTCATAACCAAGCTCTGCATAAAAGGCTAACAGCTTAATTGCAACGATCTGACCTTCGTTTAAATTCCTTAAATCCATACTTCCGATAATGTGTGCGTTGCTCATATCTATACCCTCCGAGGTACGGGCCGCTTACGCGGCCATGAATGCGGTGAATGAATCGAAATCCTTGGTGTAGCCACCAAGATGGCACTTCTCTCTGGCGATTTGAAAGCGGTACTCGCTCTCTGCCCGCATTTTGTTGACGACTTTTTCGTAAGGCATATCGCGAGGGAAGGCATCAGCTTTGCCATAAAAAATCTTAGCTACTACGATCACTTCGTTGATTGTCATGCTCATATCCATACCCTCCAAGGTATTAATTAATTCAAACTACAAGACAGATAGTACACTAATCTGTGTGCGTGTACACCCCTTTTTGTTAATTAAATGAAATTAGTTTGTAGTCGGGATCTGCCTCTAGTTTCTTTAGTTCTTCCCTATAGTGCTTGGCTATCTCTCGCCGCAGCGCCTCGTTAGTCTTCATATGACCCCGCGCCTTCTCACGCAGTATCGCCATATGTCCCTCACCCAGCGTTTGCTCCAGCCAATCGTGGAACGCTACCGGGTTCTCAGTAAAGTAACGGTGGCTGCTGTGGGTGAGACTGACAGCATTATCAAGGGACCATCGCAGGATCTTAGCCCGGCGTCCGTAGATATGGGCGCACTCTAATGCGTCAGTCCTACCAGTGTGCAGGCACTTGCCGTCCCTAGCCCGCACCGCCTTGCTAAACCAGATGTCTGCAGCGTCCCTCTTAACCGCCATTAGTGAACCTCTTTGCTCGCGTCACTTATGATGAACTCCATCTCACCCTCTAGCTCTTCTAGCTCGCAGCACAAACAGGTCAGCCATACCCGGGTGAAGTCTTCTAGGTTGATGTCGACTGTAATGCCATCGGGCCATGTGTCGGTGTAAACGTCAGTTAGGTTTTTGTTTGTCGTGTTTGACATCGCCCCACCAACAGCCGAGGTTAGGATCGCAACCTCGCCCTTGCCCATCGGCATCTTGAATACTGGAATCATGATCGCGGCCTCACTGTGATGCGGGCAACCTCGCCCTCAGTCTTGTGGTAGGTGATCGCCTTTGCCCCCCGGCGTGACACCCAGCCACCTCGCGCAGCATATGCATCCCTACCACTTAGTGTCGGGTGCATCTCTGCGATAGCGCCGCCGTCCTCCACCACCCTCTCGTGGTGGTAATGCCCGGTATGAATATAGGTTGTGGTGGCTGACCCCCACATCTCGCGGAACCTTGGCTCACTAGCGAACAGCTTGTGCAAATTAGCCAGCTTCACCTTATGCCCGTGGTGAAATGCCAGCATCGTCTCGCCGTGTAGATATGCGTAGTAGGGGAAGTCGTTGTCAATCACCGACAGCCGCGACTCATTACCAAACAAGTGCTTGATGTGCTTCCGCAGCCAGATGCTCCCTGAGATGTCATGGTTGCCCTCGGCAGATATCACCACCACCTTCTCAAACTTCCGCAGCATCATCCTGACCGCCTCGGTCATAACAGACATCGCCATCTCTACCAGCTTACCGTAGCGGGTGTCCGCGTCCAGAATGTGGCCCGACTGCGGCGTCACACTCAGGATGCCGTCCCAGTGCAGGAAGTCACCTAACTGACATAGAACTCCAGTGCCAGACTTGGGTGATGCCTTGATCATATCGTGAATGGAATTAAGGAATACGTCCCGGGCGATACGCATATCCCAATCATCTCCGGTCTCAGCTTCGTAGGCGTACATCCCAAGGTGAAAATCGGTGATGGTAAGTAACGTGAGCAGATCGTCATCAACAGACTTCGGCGCAGCCACAGGCTTGAACGGTTTTAGCCCCTCTTGCGCGGCCTCCAGACGTTCCACAAGGATCTCAAACTGGCGCTTCTCATCAGTCTGAGACTTAACCCACTGGCGTACCGGCTTGCCATCCTCATCATAGAACGTCGAAACGCCCTTGATTTTATGACCGTCAGGAACCGGGTTCCGCCAATCATGGTCCGGGCTGTAGCCTCGCCGCGCCGCCTTATTTCTCACGGCCTCCAAATGGTGTTTTACCGCGTTACGGGTCATGCCTAGCTCTACTGCCGCCTCATATTGCGACAGACCTTTAACCATGCACAACGTAATGACCTCTAATTGTTTTTCTGTGGCGCAAAAGTCTAGCAGCGGATGTTTCATCCATTACCCCCGTTTAAGTGTCATGTACTCCGAGTCTTGGGGACAGGTGAGTTTCGCGCCGTGATCCAGCGCCCACTCCATTACACCGTCCATGAATTCCATCATTTCCCCACGATCCAACCCACTGGTCTCCCGCACTTGCCCGGGGATCACCGTGTTGTTGATTTGCCGATCTTCCGTACCTAACAGCTTGTATTTTATCAGCTCTTTCATTTTTTCTTCAGTGATATCTGCACCCTTAGATTTGAAGTGTTCAGCCATTTCTCGGCACCAAACGTGAAACAACGCATTTTGTGATAAAGAACGCTTCGGCCTATACCGTTTTACTTTCCACTCAACCGGGTACTCCCAGTTCCACTCGCTTTCCAGATACTTTTGAAAAAACTCAATACGCTGGCGCAGCTGCTGCTTATTCTTAACTAACCAAAACTCACTCATAGCTTCCCTCATTCCCTCGATTGGTCTTAATAGATAGTGCTTGATCTTGAACGCATCCGCCCTCTCCCGGAATGGACCATCAGGATCACCCTTTCTCACCTTTCTGCATAGCCGGTCAAAGTCGTGCTTCCACGCCCAACCAACCATCTCAGTCTTTCCTGACTTCATGTTGCTACTGCAAAAAACGTAAGCGTCTACCGGGTAGTCAATCTGCGATGCCTCAATATGCGCGTCATGGTGTGCTTGCGGTGCCACGTTGCGCTGCTTGGTTTTGACATCAATCGTGATACCGCAAAACTCTAAGTCCCACAGGCACCCGACATTTGACTCTGACACCCTACTTGCACCTAGCTCATTCCTGACCAGTAGCTCTGCCGCCTTAGCGGTCTGGTGACGCCCGGGATCATCTGCCGCAATAGACGCGCTGTTGCTCCAGTTACGCACTGGCCTGCTCAATCAAAATGTCGATGTAGTGCCGGGCCTTCTCTAGATCCTGTATCCCGCCCTTCATCTTCCACCGAGACACATACTTGATCACCGCGTGTTCGCATATACCCAAATCATTTTGCAGCGCGTACTCCAGCGGCTGTATCTTCATGGTTTTGTAGTGGCTCCCGCCGACCTGCTCCGAATCCCATTTCATCTCTGACTCCTTGGTAAATCGACTCTAATACTAGTGGCTGACTCCGATCGCTTAAACGTCTGCCCGGGACCATCGAACAGGGCTATGGTGCCTTCCCAATGGTGGTGACGTTGCTTGGCTACTACCAGACGCTGATCTACACCATCAGCCAACTCAGCAGCCTCACGATCTGTCAGCGGTATCCCATCCTCGCGCTTGCGCTTTGCCATCGCCCGCAGCTTGTTGTGCCATGTGATGCACAGGACGTGCGCCTGATCTGTGATCGTGCTGCCGCCTCGGACATCAAACCGTGTAGGGATGTACTCATCGCCGCCCTGCTGTGGCTTGCGGACGTGATGCACGATGGCGATATGTATCTTCAGCGCCTCAGCCAGCGAGATAAGCTGATTGAAGAACAGCCGCTCCCGCTCGGGGTCATCAGTAACGCCCATGAACTGCAAGTTATCCAGCGCCACCAGCTTGACGCCACGCTTCGCCATAGCCGATACAGAACCCAGCGCCTGAAGCGGGGTGACAGAGCCTAGCGCCCTGTACCACCAAATGCGGTCACGGCTCCACTCAATGAAGTCTTCGGCAAAGTTCTGGGCTACGCGATCGACCGCAGCAGCCTGCTTGCACATCATCTTGGCGGTGTCCTGTAGCCGCATCTCAAACGATGCCAACCCAACCGGATGGTGCTGTGCAGCGTGTACCAATATTTGACTCAGCAGGGTGCTTTTCTTATGGCCGTTGATCCCCGCCCAGACAGATACCTCTGCATCCCGTAGGCGCAGCTTGTCTTCGGTGTTAGGGAAGGGTAAAGGCGTACCCGCTACATCACTCTGCACCTCGATGCTATCTAGAAAATCATCCTTGAATGCGTCAATACCGACGACATCAAGCTCTTCGACCTGCGCGTAGATGTCCTGCAAGTCCTTATCTGTAAAGTCTTCGACCTCCCTCCGGGGAATCCGATTCATACGATGTACTCCGCTTGCTTGTTACCTCGCTGGCGCTTTTTCTCCCGAGTATTCCACCCAGCAGCCGCCTGCACCCAGTTACTCATCTTGCTACGACCAACCATCCAGTTTTTAGACTCGTAGAAGTGAAAGAATGACTCAGGGTCTACGAACAGGTATCCCCGCTCTTTGCAGACCTCAGCGATCTCTTCCAAAGACGGCGGGACAAATCGCTTAGATTTGGACCCCTTACTATCTTTTCTAGTCTTATCTAATCTATTCTTGCATGACTCTGTCATGACGGGGTCATGACTCTTGTGAGAATCTACGTCACCTACCTCCTTCAACCTGCTGATTAGCTTACGCATTTCGGGATTGCTGGTCATTGAAGAGTCCAGACGTTTGGCGATTTTTAGGCAGGTTATTATGCCTCCGTCATTCTCAAACAAATCCAGATCCACCATGAACGCCATCATCTCGTTTACCTTTGTGACTGAGATGCCGGTGTCGTGGCTGATGATCTCCGCGTCATGCTCTAACTCAAACGTGTACTTGTCTGCGCTCACATCCCCAGCAATTAGCTCGACGCAGTACCAGTACAGTCCGTACCCCTCCATACCGTAGGACAGCATCAGCTTCTTCAGCTTCGCATCCCTATGTGCGTCAGTATCGTGCTTTACCCACTTCACCAGCTGCCCCCTTAACTACCGTGTCCACAAACTGGTTAGGACGGCCACCCCTTTTTAGGGCTTTGGCGTACCGCAGCTTGTCCTCCCGGGACAGTTGCTGCCCCGTCTTCTTGGCGTGTTCCGCCAACTCCACCACAAAGTCCTCCACAGAGGCTTCTGATGGCCTTCTCAGCGATTTAAAGTGCTGGGTAGTGTCAGGGTATAGGGTCTGCCAATCAAGCCCTACGGACGCTAGAACGTCGATTGCGCCGCAGCCAGCGTAGCAGTTAATTAGAACCCTCCCGTCTTCCAGTTCTGTGACCGACAGTGATGGTGACAGGTCACCGTGTGCAGGACACGTTGCCATCCACTTTCCGTTGCCGGTCTTCTTGTACTTCTGGACGCGGTCCAGTAAGTCTTGTGCTGACATAGACCCTCCTACAGATCGTCATGATCAGAAAAGAACTCTGGCAGCTGTAACTCCATCGCCGCGCAGAAATCCTCCACAACGCTGACCTTCACGGTCTTTGCGTTTCTCCACCGCACCACCTGATTCGGGTGTGCGTCCATGATCCGGGCAAGTGCGCGGGTGCTAACCCCGCGCTGATCTTGCAACTCCCGGATGCGCTTACCTACATCCATGCGATCCATAACAAACTCCTAGAATGGGATGTCATCAGATACCGGCTCTACCTTAGTTTCCTGCTTACTCTCAGGCTCCCAAGTGTCCAGCTTTGCGTAGCCCTTCCCGGCCTTGCTAACCAACATATCCATGTTGATCCACTCAGCACCTTGGTTGGCTTTTAAATACTCAGCCATCCACTCACGAAATTGCGCTACGTTGATTGACAGCTTGCCGATAACAAAATCCGGCTGACCGTCACGCTTCTTTGGGTATAGACCCCCGATTAACTCATCCATTGATAATTTCCTTTCTTGCTGCGTTTACTTCATTTGAGCGTAGGTACGCTCGCTCTTCGGTAGTGAAAACACCACCCTTAGTTGGGGCTAGGTACAGTGCCTCTTTTACCTGATCACTGTCTAGCTCCAGCCATGCCTCAGCAAATGCCAAGGCATCCTCGGCTATGAACGCCTCCTTCATGTAGGCGACCGTAGCCCAGTTCTCTCTGACGGCTGTATTATGCGCCATCAGCCTATCGACCTGCTCCTTTACCTGCTCGTCAATGTTCTGCTGTGCGATTGCGTTGGCAACCTCATCTGCGCTGGCGAACTCAGTACCCGCAAAACCGCAGGCCGCGAGACTTCTGCCAATCGCAGACGTTTCTGCATTTTCCATCGCACTTGTCTTGTTGATCTTTGATGCCGATCTCTTCTCCTCCGCATAACCGGTCCCTCTTATGCGCTGATCTTGGTCTAGCACCAGCGCCTTCATTACCACTGTCTCGTCATCAGCGGATACCAGCTCGGTCACGATCGACCACTCTGGATGTTGATCCTTAAACTCCGCCACCCGTAACGCTACGGTCTTGTACTCCCGACCGTGAATCTTTACCACTCCATCTGTCATACCATCGTCCTCCGGTCTTGCTCTTGCTCATGCCAGTACCTCGCGCCGTAACCGGCAACGTATGCGCGGTCCTCGACGTTAGCTGGCTTCCCTTCCTTGCAGTCCTGCCAGCCAAGCACAAACTGACTAACATCGAACAGCGGTCTGTTGCGGTAGTAGGTATCGACATACTCCTGCAACTCAGAATCTAACTCAGGCATACATTTCCTCCAGTGTGTTCACAACATCATCAGCATTCAGAACCTTGTGGCCCATCCATGTGCATTTAACGATGGTGTACTCGATCTCTTCGACGAGCGCCTTGCTCCCCCAGAACTCATCAATGTAGCACCCGCCGTTGATGTTGTACTGTGCGTCGATATCAGAAACGTCCGCCATGACCCAACACCCCCGCTCTGATATGTCGATAATGCGAGCGCCGTGGATGATCTGTTGGTCTTCCGAAACAGGCTCGTAGTCAACCCAGATGGCGATCATAGTTGGCCCTCCTTCAAAAAGTCGCGCAGTCGACATAGGTGATCAAGGTCCAGCTTGCGGGCATTTAGGTACCCGTCAAAATACTGCCACTGCTGTGGTGACCGCTCGCGGTCGATGGTGTTCATGAAGTCTCCATCTGTCTGGATGGAGTCTTGAACTAAGTCGATGATGTGCGCGAGCAGCTGGCGCGCACCCTTGAGTTGATGGATGGCAACAAGTCCAGCATCAACAGGGTTTTCCTGTGCATTCATAGATTGTCTCCGTCAAGGCTGGGCCATTCCCAACCACAGACCGGAGTATGGACACTAATTTGTGTCAGGTCAACACTTGTGTGTGCGGTGTGTAGTGTGACGCTACGGGTCAGTATGACCAGACGGTGGGGTTGGTGAGGTCATCGCACCAATCCAGATGGATGAAGCGGCTGTCGCCTTTCTGATTAACGCCAATCCGGGGAACGCCATGTGCAAATGCTACGCGCAGGACTGTATGGGCAAGTCCACGGCTAACCGCTAGGTCAACCGCCTTACCTGTAGTGTGCGCCCCGGGCTTACTCTTGCGCTTTTCTATGGGATGCTGAGTGCAGCGATAACCACTAGAAACGGGAAGAGGGAAGCCGCAATCGTGGCGAATGCTATTGAGTATTGATAGCGCATCGTCATCAAAGCGGTAGATGTTGCATCCGCATTTGCAGCGCAACTCATCCTCAGAAAAATAATTCACGTTTTGTTTTGTTTGACCTGAGTGACGATTTTTTCGCCACTTCTGGCTACAACATAGCCCCCGAGTCCTAGTTGGAGGAGAGTCCAAGCCTCATCCCTCAAGGGGTTTGGTAGCCATCCCAGAGAATCCCCCACCGCTAGGGCGAGGAAGGTGAGCATTGTAATCGGACGCCAAGTAGCAGTAATCCAATGCTCTGACTGAGCTTCAGCTTGTACGATGCCTGCCTTGGCCTTGAGAGTTTCGCTCTCGTAATCAAACACCCGCTGCATCGCTGCAGCCTGTACATCAAGAAGGTGACCCTTAGCCTTCAGCCTTTCCTCTTCTGAGGTATGTAGCTCGTCAATGAGTTCCGTGGCAGGTTTAAAGATGCCCGAGATAAGCTCGATTACGCCCATTGTCATGAGGTTTCCTTCAGCAACATGGCGGCCCGACTAAGATCATTGTCATGGGCCTTGCGGCAATGATCCTTTTGGATAGGACTTAACAAGAAGTCAATCAGCACTCGCATTTTGCCCCAAAACCAATTCCGTCTCATTCGGTAGCTACGGCCCGAAATGGACTCATTAGGGTTAGTGCTGAAAAAAACCAAGACGTTAAGAAGCTGAGAGACTGCATCACCAACAAGAAGAAGATAAGCACCAATCCTAAAAAACCAATCAGAGTCGCTACCGTCAATGCGCCACATAACAACGCCCCCTCTATTATTTGTGCAATCAATTCTGCTTCAGCGTTTCTGCATCAGCATGGTTTCAAGGTGCTTGATTGTGGCCTTGGCCTCGCCAAGCTCGCTCCTTAGTGTGGCGATCTCTTTGAGCAGTTCTTCCTTGTCATCTGCCAGCTTGTCTAGTTTGGCAGACATTCGCTCTACCTGCTGTCTCAAGGTCTCATTGAACTCACCACGATACTCGCGCTCTGCCTCTCTGGCCTTATATTCGTTCTCGCTACGAACCTTGAGAAACGTCCACAAACCTGCCGATCCTACAAGTGCTACGATAATGGGGGTAAAGCTGGCAATGTCCATATTCATACCACTTTGTCCTGCGCTCGTTTGAATGCTGCAGCGTCTAGTATCTGGCGATGAACCAAGTCGATTAGGTAAAAACCATGAGCAACTAGAACACTAGCCGCCGCCAATCGACCCGCAAAAAATACGGGTGTAGTAATGCCAGTCGTGTATTCTTCCCATAGATATAAAGACAACACTGTGACAGTTAACATTGTATCAGCTTTAAGGGCGAATAAGAGCCTTGGGCGTTCCGACCAGATAGTGCAATAGATAACTGCAAGGCTACAAAGCACCCACACAGCCAGAAAAGGAATGGGGACATTGACCGCCCAGAATCCCGCCGTGGTGATGATTCCCCAGACACCCATAAGTAAGTGCTGAGCAGGCCCGTTCGCTGTTCTTAGAGCAAGTTTCAGCCCATGAAGGCCCAGCGGTTGCATTACTGACAAGCCACCGCGCCGTCAGCATCGACAGAACACGTTACAGGATCAGGTAGCGTCCCCAAAATGCCCTGCAAGCTCTCCGTGTAGGTCGTCCACACACTGCTATAGAGCGCGTTATTTCCAGCATCCAGCGTAATCATGCCGTTGACGGCAGAGGTTCCAAAGCTCGTGAGATTGTCCATGCCTACCGTGCCAAGGGTCACGGCGCTATCAAGCCCAGTCGTGGCGATCGACGTGTTTGCATCGAAGCCAGACGTGCCCAAGGTAACCGCACCGTCAATCCCGGCATTGCCCAAATTGACCATGCCATCAATGAATGGCGTGTAGTCAATGTTACCCATCGCGTTAAACCCGCCAAGTGCAACGTCTGCCGTTGTTGCGTTAGACGCAACGAATGAACCATAAAGGGCTTGTTGGGTTTCAGCATCAGAGGAGATACGGGCCAGATCGACCTGAGCGTTGTACTTCGCCATGGTCTTGGTTGAGTCCGTCTGCATCCACATCATGCCCAGATTGCTAACCGGGGCGGCCAAGATAGATGCCCACTGTAAAGCTTGGGACTGTTGCGGGACTGGGGTAATCGTGGGCGTCTGGGTAAGGGCAAGCGCCATGACAGCGGCGCTCGCGGCCTGACCATCGCCACTAGCGGCAATCTTTGACAGCGCCTCAAACTTTGCCTGATGAGCGGCGGAGCTGGCTTCTGCCGCTTTCTGTACCGCTTCGTAATACTGTGTGTTGCTTGATGCGCAACCCGCAACCAACACCACACATAAAATACTCAAGATAGCTTTCATTTTTTACCCCCACGCCGCTTTGCTAAATACGCTTTGCATGCCCGCATTGCGGCAGTGCGGCTTTTGTACATAGCCCTACCGCCACCTATTCGGTACTTCCCACTAGGAGCATTAGAAACTGGCATCAGACCCTGCCCTCTACGATCCGCAACTTTTTAAAGTCAGGATCATTTAGCTTTTTAAGAATTAACTTTTTGCGACCTTCGGCGTCATCCCAAGAGATACCCTCTTCTTTCATCCATTGGGACAAAACGTGCATTGGTATTGAGCCAACACACCAAGAGTTATTGGTCTTTCCAAGACCCTGAGATCGCAGTGCTTGATTTCTCTCAAGGTACGCGCTGTTGTCATACTCTTTCAAGATCCCAAACTTTGAACCGTCAAGATCAACAAACTTTTCTTTTGTCTTCATCTTAGCCTCAAGAAAAGGGGGCCGTGGCCCCCTGTCTTACTTAGGATGTAGTGCAATCAAATATAGCACCAGACGCCTTTTCATTTTTACAGATAAGCGTTAGCTCAGTGGTCACCTGTCGGGTGGTTGCATCGCCAGTTTTGGCAAGAGCCACATTCTTGGTGGGGCGCAGAACGCCAACTGACCACATATCATCTTGCATGACAAACACATCACTGCCACGGTTCTCGCGTGAAGGTACAAACTCAACAGTACCCCAAGGAGTAACGTAAACGTCCATGTGCTTAATTACACGCTCGTCTTCAGCGCGGATGGTGCTTCGCTGGTTGTTGTTACCTTAAAAGCCCATTGCCACGTTCATCTGGAAGGCTGACAGGTAACCAGTATCAGGGTTGCCGCCTGGCTCCTAGATTGACTGCA